GTTAAGGACAAAATGTCACCATATATTGTAAGCCGACAGCTCAGACCCAGGGCAAGGTCTATCACGAATAACCATGTCTACTATGGGGTCCCTACGGGAATTATCGAAAATCGCTTTAGTAATAGTCACAACAGTGGCTATCATCTTGTACGCTACAGGTGACGGCGAGGTAGCCAGTACCGTAGCGTTTGCTGGATATTCAGGGGTGCTGCTCTTGTACACAATATCAAAGCAGGAGTTCGCCAGTGAACAAAATAAGTACCTCTATAACATCATGCGCCACTCGAAAAAAGTAAAGAGAACAGTTGCAGGTGAAACAGTGGCAAATAAGAAGATTATTGAAGAAGATGATGAGACACCTATCTTCTACAATGAATCTAAAAAAATATCAAAAAAATCATTGAAGAACATTTCAATCGGTGCTGCGGCATCATTGTTCTTTGACAATATTGACCAGGCAAGTGCACTCAAGATCTGCTGCAGACCTTTCAAACTCATGCATTTCAATAGCATCATCATTGATCATGCTAAAGGAGGTATGGAACACATTTTGATTACGGATGACTGGTTTACCCCGGGTCCAGAAAAGCAAACAATATCAATCAATGGCACAAAGTATTGCGAATACAACATGTACTGTATGAACGCTGCATACAAATTCATCATCGATAGCAGCTGGTATATAGGCTTCTCAATGTTCTTAATGGCAGCATTAAAGGTGGCATTGTACAGCTATAAGATATTCAAGACCCCGACAGGATCTGTTACCATCGAATATCACCAAGATAATTGCTTTGCAACAGAGAATATAAAGAACAAAACAAAGAAAAACAACAAAAGACCGAAGAATGACAGAATTTACACAGGGAGCGAAACAGATAGTGCTGAGAGAGGCTCACTCATCAAGGAACCTAGATATCAGGAAGATCTGGTGAAGATAACTAGAACGACGCACACTTATTGTAGTGGTCTCAGAGTTGTGCTGGTCTTGTTGTATATAATTTCCTTCGTGTCCATACTAAGCTGGGGCCTTAGCCTCATGAGCACAACAGGGGTTTCAGGATTTACAATTTCAAAAGAAGACACCATTACAATTGACGGGAAGAAAGCAACAATTGAGGAGTTCATTGAAATAATGAAGCAAGAGGATGACGGTGTACTAGTCATGGCAAACAAGAAGGAAAACATAAGAATGAAAAGAGAATTGACCAGTGTGATAGATGGCATACAACCAATGGAAATGAACCAAACCAGTACCACAGAACAATCATTAACAGCGGGGCCAGATAACAAGAGTCCAGAAGACATCTATGTCAACAGATTAACGTGCCTGTACGATCAGGAGACATATTACTTAACAGGTAAACTAGAAACACACTGCGTTGTTAATTCATCATCACTGGGAATAATGATGGTTCCATCAGAAAACAGCCTTATAAAGAGAGTCGATAGCAGGTGCAAGAGCAGCCTATCAATTTCACTGGCAAGATTCGGTACACCCGTCTGCTTAAAGGTCTGCACAATGGTTGATGATTGCGAAATTTACTATGAGCCAAATCAGGCAAATAAGATCAAGATACCGTATTCATTGAAAGATGTTCTGAAATACAACATGAATGAGATGGGTAATTCAAACAAAATCAGAACAGATACAGTGGAAATAAAAATTTCAAGAAGAGCCAAGCGATCAATAACTATCTCAAAACCAGTTAGTGATTTTGGTCAAGGGGTACATATAGTCGAGGGTTGGAGAACACAGTTTGAAAATGAAAATGGGGGAGTGTTCCTTGCAGAGGAAGGACCACTGGATGACTGCATGGCAGGAATCCCGACGAATGTCAACAAGTATGTAAGATGCACACCATTGAGGAGACAGGTAATTAGTTGCGAGCCCAATCTGTGGGCACACTATACCATTGGAAGCAACATGTATGAGTGCAAGGTACCCACTAAAGAAGAATTTGAAAAGATGCCGGCATGGAGGAAATCCGGAACAACAATCCCATACACTGTGCCTCCAAATAAACATTCAGGTAAGATCGATAGATTTATACACAAGATGGAGATTGGCACAGAATCATACCTTAAGGTGGAAATGTTGTGGGGAGAGAAATATCAAGATAGTGTGCAGCAAATAGGTGGACTGAAGTACCACATATATTCTACAGTGTTCAAAGTGACAGCACATGGCCTAGACAGCAAGACACCATTCCCTAAACTTTGGGACAGTATGATAACAAAAGCAAACAGATGGGTAGATAGGAAATACACCGGTTACAGGATGCACTCGTTGGAAACAGATTTGCCAAATGGACTACCAGAAATACTGATAAAGGTTAAACATATAGAAGAACCAAATACGAATAATATGTGGCAAGATAGAGCTTATGTCAACTTCGTTTTCAAAAGCGACATATTTGCATCTGACGGCACCAAAATATCGCCAAGCGATACGGACCCAGCATGTATTCCATCAGATTCGAGCAAAGATTGTGTTTATCTAGTACCTGTGTACTATGCTATTAGGGTGTATGGGCCGCTGCTTGCTGACATAAAGTTCTTCGGCTATGTTGTAGACACTATTGCCTTTGACAACAATGTTTGCACTTCTGTGAATGCTATTAGAGTGAAAGGGGTCTGCTATATACCGGACATGTCCACCGTTTCAACAGATGTAGTAGTCGGTGGTTACCCATGGACAGAATGGTCTGGAATATTTACATCAAGCACAAAAGCCATCTTCGAACTGTTCAGTTTCTATCAGAACCACCCAAAAGTAGGATCAGGACAATACCTCTCTGCAGTGAGTGATTCGGCAAATATAGGCCATTTCTCTGTAAACGGGAAGTGCAGTGACATGTATTATCACTCAGGCAAATTGATGTGTATGGGCAGTAATGTTGTCAATATAAAGATGGTAGAGTACACCACATTCCATCGACCACTAATGTCTCCACCCTCTTGTAGCACTTACCCAAACAACAGTCTAGTATGTCATTTCTCAGACCCAACTGAGGTCACAAGATGCACTCATGATCCTTACCTCACAAGGAAACAGGACAATTGCTCAACAACGATAATTAAAAAGATGGACCACACGGTTGATGAGGCTGCTGGCTTAACAGTAAAGACACCGCAGGTTGTATTCCATCTGCAGAGAGGTTTTGATGGCTGCAAGGGAACTTGTTTCTTTGCCAGCATAATTGAGGTTGGATACAGATGTTCCTGGTGCTTAGCAATAATTGTAATTGCTGCTGGCATTGGATACATCGCTCTTATCGTTCACCTATTAGTGATTCTAATTTGCTTCATTAATGGGTATACAATTGGCAGACTTTTGAGACTATTAGGTTTGAGATCGTTATTCCGGTGTCCATTAACAACAGCATGTTCAATATGCGGAATGTACTCATATAGTGCAAATGAAGCAGCAAAGCACAAGTTATTTTGCAGCTCGACCCAGTGCCCATACTGTATAACACTTGATGAATCCAACAATCTCTGTATACTCGAGTTCCCCACAAGAGCAAACCATAGGGAACACATGAAGTTACACAAAATGGTAAGAATCAACCCATATCTTGGTGTGATTCGGATGAAAAGATACAGGGTAGCGACGTTCTTTTTGGTGCAACTGGCATTGGCAGGATTATCAGGCGTGAATGCTCAATACTTCCCGGCTGAAACAGGCTTACGATCCAATGCAGTAGGACTGAACATCAGCATCCCAGCGGACAGTGTAGAGTGTAGTGACAAAGGATGCAAGGTCATTAAGGATTACAATGCACACATCCCATTGGTTGATGGTAGTTCTATAATCATGCGAACAAAGGTTGATGGTAAGGCATTTGCGAAAAAAATAACAGTAGAGAACCCAAACATGGATGTTACGTGTGATTACTTGTACACTTCGTCTGAAGTAGTGGTCGGGCCGAGAAGGATCGTTTATACGTGTTCGGGGAAGACAGAGTGCACTGAAAAAACAGAGATTGACTTGCTTACTAAGCCTATTGCAAATAGAGGGGCAACTGACGATTTTATTCCAATTGACACTGAGAACCCGTTAAAAAGCTTGTACTGTCCAAAGGCAACATCCTGCCGATCTCCGATAATTGATTTCATGTGGATACCAGCAGGTTGCTTCACCGTCAATGATGGCACTGCCATTGGATATGAGTATTATATGCCTAGTATAAAGAAGGAAATGGTACATGTTTTTAGATGCACAGTCCGCAACATAAAGTACAAGATATGCGAAGGTGCTTTGTGTAAAAAAATCGATGGATCGTCAAGTGACCTAGAGCAAGGGGTTCTCAAGTTCGAACACATAAGCAGCAAACTACCTATACAATTCATGGTAGGAGCAATGTCAAGACAAGGCGATGACAAGCCATCACATATATTTCATGGAGTCCCAGACTTGCGAACAGACGGCTCAAACACGAATTTTGCCTATAGGATGACAATGATACCTCAAGGAGAAACATGTATGGAAGGGACATCCTATTATGGCGGCAAATGTGATATAAACACAGATGGCTCAAGTCCGGCTTTGAATTGCAAATCAACCTTGCCCAAAATTGACTCTGACACACTAATAAAGAACTATGAGAGTTTACATGAAGTTTACCATTGCAATTTCGAAAACTCAATGCTTCGATGGAATACAAAGGTGGTCCCTAGAGAAATCACGGTAAATAAAAAGACAACAAAAGACACACAAACTGTATCCTGGCCATCTTTGAACTTAACGAGCATAAACTGCAACTTCGGTTTCACTGATATTAACTTGTTGACCTTCGGACACACTACTATGGAAATAGTAAGATACACAGGAGCAATAACCAAAGTGGTTTGTACCGGTTCATACAATCGAAACGGCATGACACAGCTGGAGTTTAACATCAAAGAACATAGTGGCATGCTTGAGCTTCACTGTCCTATGCTTTTCTCCGAAACATGCTTGTTCGACACGGTAAAGACAAATAAATGCAATATCACAACACTGCTACCATTCAATTCAACCTGTTTGTATAATGGTCAGTCAATAAACATTGATTGCTCCAAGCTCGAACTGTCTAGTGCTGACCCGCTTTCTGGTAATATAGTAGGATGGACTGGTTCCCAGTCGAAAGACACATGGATATCAGGGTTCAAAATAGGTTTGTCAAACTGGTGGTACATAACTATGATTGCGGTCGGTACAACAAGTATTCTAATATTCATGTTGTGGTTAGTAATAACCATTGTTAACAACTGCAAAACGATGAAATTAGCAATGACATACAGTAAAGTGCAAGAAGCTGGATTTGAGGATACAGAGGATGTTATAGCCGGAGCAGGTGTCTCAAAGATGATGCAAGGGGCACGCGAGCTGAAAGATTCAAAATTACGTAGAAGGACAATGAAGGCACGCAACATGTCAAGCGGCTAGAGACATGAGTGATCGAACATCGGCATGATAAGAGAATTGTAAATATGCTGTATAATGCTTTAGATGTAGTGATTTGTGTATATATGCATTAATATTGTAAATAGGTTTAATTAG